CTAGCTACCATATCAAGTGCAGACTTACCATCTTCATTACCAAACAGCTTCTTGCCTTTGTATATCTCAACGTTAGCACCTAGTGTGTCATCATAAATGTCAGACAGTTGGTCCTTCACATTATCAGGCATAGCTTTCATAAGGTCTGACATCCAGTTAAGGAAGCCATCTTTAGGCCCACGCTTAGCCCAGTACTTAACTCCGTTGTCAGCAAGTGCATTAGATACCCCAGCAAAGAAAGCTTCTTGCCAAGCTAGCTCATCAGGTAGGTAACCCTTGTCAGCTTCCATACGAAGAGGCTCACCTCGTGCAGCTTTGTCCTTCAGTGTCTCAACCATATCACGAAAGCCTGGGAGACTAGCTTCAAAGCCAGGCATATCTAGGTCATCAAGAGTTTGTGCCGTATCACCAGCCAGCTTACGAGCATTAGCTAAGTGCTCCTGTGCTTGGAAGAACTTAATAGCACCAAGAGATGACACATCAGCTTCATCCATCTGGAAGCCACGAGCAAAAGAATAACCTAAGCCCATACCCAGCGCACCACCCGCTAGGGCAATAGAGCCTTGCATCATATTGTAACCGTCTTGTAGGTCAACATCATCCATAATGTTTTGGTACACAGCGTCCATACCTACACCAGCTACAGCATCAACGACACCTACGCCTAGTGCTTCTCTACGAGCAATCTGCTTAGTGGTAATCTCTTTGCCTGCTGTTTTGAATGTACCTTCTTTGATGATCTTGTTAGCAGCCACACGCTCAAGCTGTTTAACTTGTGCACGTGCACCTTCAGTAATACCTTTACTCTTGATTACATTCTGTGCTTCTTTACGTACAGCATACTTAGCTGCCTGTGCTGCAGCTTTAGTTGCTCCACCTGAGACTAGCTTACCTACGCCTAGACCTACAAGGTTAACTGGGTCTACAATAAGTGCACGTCCGTAGTCACCTACAGCATCAAGCTTTTCCCAAGCAGTTGTACCATCAGCAAAGGCACCCTTCATTGAGTCAAACGTATCGTAAGCAGCACGTGCCTCAGCTAGTTGCTTAGCTTTCAAGCGTTCATCATTTAAGCCTTTAACTTTGTTGATGTAAGCTAGTTCTTCTAAGGTAGTTACAGACTGACCAAAGTTAAACTTACGCATATGGTTAACGTATGCATCAGCAATCTCTTGACGTGAGTAGTCATTCTCATTCATACCGAAGTGAGAGTCCATATACCCAGAGTAACGATTGAATACATCATCACGTGTAAGGTCACGCACACCTCTTGGAGTAAAACCTTCTTCAGTTTGTTCTTCTATGCTCGGACGATCCGAGGATACAGCCTGATCATAAGGCACAAGAGTTTTAGCATAGTTTATACCTGTCGAGGTTTCTGTGTCCTCTCCGTAGGGTACAAGCATCTTAGAGTAATCAACCATAATACTACCTTATCGGTTATTCAGTGCGTCACGTAAGTCGAATAGAGAGTCTAGTAGTGTTCCTCTTGATGTTGTTTTAGGTAGTTTACGTGTAGCTTTAATCAAGCGTGTGACATCTGCAGCTGTTACTTTACCTGATGATACTTTGTTGTTGAACGCTTCGGCTGCTTTAGATGAACCGTGTACACGATCTATCAAGTCGCCAAACTGAGCTTGGCCTAGCTTAGGAGCAAACTCTTTTCGAGGTGTCATCAAGCCACGAGGTGTTGCGTTAATACCACGAGTAGTGAAGTTCTCTACTGCCAAGTTGCGAGGCGAGTCAAAATCTTGCTGATCAGCTTCAGGTGATGGGCTTCGTGCAGCACTCATCTGTAGCTCAGGGGGCTGGTTCTGTCTCTCACGTACATCATCAGTAGTATCACGTAGTCCTAGATCACGGAAACCTACTGTGCCTACAGTACGAGGGTTATACTCAGGCTCTTCTTGAGTGTAGAAGTTGTAGATGTCATCTAGTTTTTCTACTAGAGTCTTACCTGAGATAGGGCCACGGTATAGCTCATCTGTAGATGTGTCTATCAGTTGCTCTTGCTCTAGGATAGTCTTGATCTTATCGAAGTCTCCACGTGTTGCAGTCTGACTTGTGTCTAGGTTAGCTACAATAATCTCATCTACTTTTGCTTCTTCTGCTACGTCTTCTTTAGTTACCTTTTCAGGAAGCGTAACTTGGTTTAATTCCAATACTGTTTTTAGTTTGTCAATATCTGAGCGTGAAGGTACACCGCCTTTAGTGTCAAACACGCCAGAAAGAACTGCAGGATCACTTTCAGTTTCTACCTGCGCTGCTCTGCTAGCAAACACGTCACCAGAACGCCACACATCAGCTGCATCTTTAAGTCTATTACCGATTGCCGAAATAATGTTAGTTTCTTTAGCTAGAGCTTTCTTGAGCTGCTCTCCACGAGCTTTACTGAAGCCGCCTTGCATACCTGCTTCGTCTGCTTTTTCTTGTAGGTACTTAACAATACCTTCCGAAAAGACTTCTTTAGCTCTCTCCATAGCATCATCTGCTTTTATTAGCTTTTCAGCTACACGAGCCTTGTCACCTGTAATAAATGCATCTGCATAGGCCATACCTTTATAGAACAGCAACCCGCCCATACCAACAGCCCCAGCGCCTTTACCTACAACATTATCAACAAACCCAGGTACATCTTTTGTCACGTCTTGAACAACCTCAGACAACTCAGGCATATCTTCTATGCTTTCAAACGCCTCTACGTAAGAAGAGCGATCCTCTTCTGGTAGTGTCATAATAGTATCATACATAGCTTTATATCCTGCTATGTCACCTTCACGCCCATACTTACGAGAAGCCGCTTTCTCTATAAAGTCACTAGGTTGAGGTATATCATCACGCTCACGGAACCCAGGAGCACCAGTCATATCACCTAAGTCTGTAGTTTTAGGCACCATCATAACAGGACCGTCTTGTCCTTTTCTAACAGGTGTTACTCCAGGAATTACTTTGCCTGACTCTACAGCTGCATTTAGTTCTTCAGCAGTTTCATAAGTGAAAATATCAGTTTTAATATCAGTGCTTGTAATACCATCACCTTTAGGCTCTTGCTGTTCAGGTGCCTTAGTTGTATCTTCGGCTGCTGCAGCTTCATCATCTTTAATGTCACCTACAAGCTGACCATATGTAGTCTTGAACTTGTCAGTCAATAGAGGGTTACTAGTTATAGACCCTGCATAAGCATCTTCTGTTTGCTGAATTGTAGCTAGTAGACTGCTGTTGTAGGAAAGACCAGGCATACCTAAGTACTCTGCCATAGCTCCTGATGGGTCTGTTTTAAGGTCTTTCTGAATACGTAAAAGTTCAGTACGTACACCCTGTAGAGTCTGTTTAACTTCACTGTCAGGGTCTTTATCTATGCGCTGACCCAGCTCTTCTAATTCATACGTTATAAAGTTATCAGCTTCTTGACTTATGGCGGCTCTGTACGCTAGGTTCTCTTTATACCCACGAGCTTTAGGAGGAAGCTTAACACCCATAGGCTTACCTGCTCCAGGTCCAGCACTACCCATAATACGATAGATGTCTGAGCCTGTGTAGCCATCAATGTACATATCATTCAGTACATCGTCTTCCATCATAGAAGCGTCTAGCCCAAGCATAGCACCAAAGATATTACGCTTACGTGCAACTGGGTCTTTCGTACTCTTGTACAAACCATAAGCACGTTTAACTACAGTTGATAGGTCTTCGTCTGGGTTATCCTTTACGAAGTCTTTAGCTGAAGCTTCAATCTCTTTAATGTCTTTCTCTGTTAAGTCTGTACGCTTAGAGATTTGATCAGCGAAATCAACCATAGAACGCACACCGTTGTTGGCAGCGATGCTCGTTACATAATCTTTAGAGAAGCCTCGGTTCATAAGCGTATTAGCTACACCCAGCGCTGCATTAGCTTTATCTTCACGCTCCATTACAGCACGTGTACCGTATGTCTGAATGTAGTCACGGCGTTTAGCTGCAGCATCACGGTAATACTTACGATCATCTTCTATTAGTTGGGCTAGCGTAGTGCCGAACCCTGACATAAAACCTGCCATACTCTTAACCTTTCGCCATCAAGCCACGTGGTTCTTGTGGCATAGTTTCTTCTTCTTGTTCTTCTTGGTCCATCATCAACACAGGCTCAGCTTCTTCTTGCGGTTCTTCTTCTGAGTCCATCATATCAGCAGTCTGCTGCATCATCTCAACACCAGCGTCCATCTCATCAGCTGCACCAATCTTCTTACGTAGTAGAGCTAAGACTTCCTGTTCTTCTTTCTCTTTAATATCCGTTTCAGAAGGTTCATCACCAGTAACGTAATCAATACCAGCCTCCTCAGCGATACTAATAAGCTCTTCTTTGATAACGTCACCAATGATAAGGCTCACATCTACAGAGTGGATACCCTCCATCTGTGCTGTAGTTAGTGCAGTCTTAGATAAAGCATTAACAGGTATGCCTATCTGTAGCATCTCAATGATGTTGTCGAGTGCTTCAGGTCTGTTGATACCATCAATGTGAAACTTAATAGCCTCACGAGGATCAGTAATCTCTGCTGGTCTTTCCCAAGGAAAGTTCTTAGGTGTATCTGTGAGTGACTGCCCAGGAATAGGGGCGCTGAATACGTCTGCCATTATTGTCTACCTTATAATATACTGAATACTGATCTTGCGCTACTTAAGCGCTCTTTCATCTTAGGTGTTCCTGGTCTTAGGAAGTAATCACTAACAAACTCAGCTGCACTCTCTACATTGTTCATCTGTTTAAGGTCACGAATAGTGTTAACACCAATGTTACCAATGATAGGGTCTTTACCGCTTAGCTCTTTCTTCAAGTAACCGTAGTTAGCTTCATAAGAGTTAATGTCTAAATCGTTACTTGCTGCCCAGTTCTCGAAAGCTTCACGCCTATCGCCTGTCCACTGAGCTATGCCGTAGCCACCACGTCCTGCTTTAGGTGAAATCTCTTGAGCATATTTGAAGTTACCAGTCTCTACTGCTAAGTTACCTACGAAAGCTGCAGCTTGCTCTTTAGTTAACTCAAAGTCACGCATAAGATCGTTTGACAGACGTGTAGCTAAATCGTAGTAGCTACCTTTTTTAGCTTTACCGTCTTCGTAGTAAGTGAACTGTGTATCTACAGAGTCTATCATACGTTGTGCTTGTGTGTCAAGCCCATATTCGTAATCATCTAAGCGTGTCTCATCTGTAGTCTCTTTGAGGTAATCCATAGTAGCACGTTCATCACGCATAGTAGACAATAAGTCACCGATATAGGTAGGCAAATCATAGTCAGGGTCTTCTCCTGCTCCTAGACCTGGCCTTTGTTGAGACATAAGACCTCTAGTTGTTGCAACTGATTGCTCTGAGGTAGGCACACTAGTTGCTGCACCTACAATAACGTCTGCTAAACCTGGTTCATTATTGTTTGCCATATTATTTTACCTTTTACTATACTATCGTGCCACCAGCCATATAGTTAAGTGCACCCTTGAGTAGTGTAGCACCCAATACGCCTTTACCTTGTGCGTCAGCATATGCAGCTTTAGCTTCAGCGTTCATTTCTGCTAACAGTACCTCAGACATACGTGCTGCAGCATTCTCAGCAGACGTAAATGCAAAGCTCATAATGTCACGCTCACGTTGCCAGTACGCATCTAGGTTAGTAGATGTAAATGCATTCATAGTCTTAGCAAAGTTCATATTGCTTTCGTTCTGCGCTGCAGTGTTAAGCGTAGCAATGTTCTGTCTCCACTGAGCATTAGCTTGTGCAACTACAAGACCATTCTGCGCATTGAACAAGTCACGCTGTTGCTGTAGCTCTGAGTTAAACTCACGTAGAGCGTTAACACTATTCACGTTGAACTGATCCATAGCGTTTTGCTGTGCTGCATTAAACTGAGATGTTTGAGATGACAGGTTAGCAAAGAACTGGTTAGTCTGATTCTCACTTTGTGCGTTAAACTGTGCAGCAGCATTCTCAGCAGCTTGATCTGTAAACAAAGCTTGAATGTTTTGCTGTGCCTTGAACATAGCAGTCTGTTGCTCATTAGATAGATTAGTTAAGTCCATCTGCAAGAAGTTCTGAGCGTTCTGTACTGCAGCCTGTTGACGGTTGTTCAAGTTAGCCATATCTAACTGAGACAATGCAGCAGCTTCTGACATCACCATAGCTTGACGGTTAGATAGGTTATTCAAGTTCATTGTGTTTGCAGCACGAGAGTTCTCTAAAGCAATGTTTTGCTCAGCTGTGAAGTTCATATTGGCAATGTCACCAATACGTGCTGAGTTCTGCACACGAGCTTGGAATGCTTGATCAAACTCCATACCTAAGAACTGAGCACGTTGTTGCGCAGCTAGCATTGCACGTTGCTGACGGTTAGACAAGTTCTGTGCTTCAAACGTAGCCATAGTCTGAGCATCCATCTGAGCTATAGGTAGCGCAGCTTCCATAGTAGCTTGAATAACAGCCTGACCTGCTAGGCTAGACGCACCTAAGCCACGAGCAGCTAGTGTCTGCATCGCTGTACGCATAGACCCAGCAGCCCAAGCAGGTGTCTCCCCACCCTCAAACTGCTGCATAAGACCTTCTAGTTGCCCAGCTACAGTAGCTTGTTTAGTCGGTGTTGCTGTAGCAGCTTGTATCTGTTCGTTAAACTGTGCAGCTTTCTCTGCATCAGCTACACCAGAGATAATCTCTCCTTGTTGAATCTCTCTAGCTGCAGGAGCATTGACCATAGTGGCTGTACCCTGTGCAGCTTCCATACCTGACACAGACGTAGTAAGCTGTTGTTGTGCTGCTACTTGTGCTTCAGGTGATACAGTACCAGTCTGTGCTTGTAGTGCATCAGTCTCAGCTTGAATGTTAGGCGCAGCTGTAGTAGCACCCATAGTAGCTGGAGCAGCCATCATAGGCATCTGAGCTTGTTGTACAGTACCGACTGTAGAAGCTTGTGCCATAGGGGATACAGTAGCAGCTTGACCTGCAGTAGGCGCAATAAAGTCTGCCGCTTCAGGTTGAATATATTGAATAGCTGATTGTTGAGGAGTCATAGTTTGACCAATAAGGTCTTTAGTTTGTGTAGCTAACTGTGTAGCAAAGGACGGATCAATAGAAGTACCAGGTTGTACGTCTACACCTTCTTGTGCATACAATACAGCGCCACCTTTATTCATCTTAACACCAATAGCACGTGCCTTAGCTTTAAGTGCATCGCTACTGTTGAAGAATGCTTTAAGTGCATTACCTGATTTAGGACCATTATAGCCGTTCATCTTAGCGATAGTAAATAGAGCCTCTGTTTCAGACTGACCTACGTCACCACCTTTAGCTTGACCTTGTGTAGGAGTATAACCAGGAGGTACATATGTAATAGGGTTACCTTGACCGTCTACTGTGACAGTAATACGCTGTCCAAACTGGTTACCGTATGTACGCTGCCCACCAAACCCTTGCTGTGATTGTGATGTAAGGTTAGGCATAGTTGTACCTGTATAGTCTGATACTGCTTGTATAGTTTGTGGTACAGTACCTATACCTGCAGTTTGTAAAGGTGCACCCATAGTACCGCTAACAGGAGCTTGTGGGTATACACCTGTACCTGTAATGCCTGTAGCAACAGGTTGCCCAGTCACAGTAGTAGGTGTAGGGGTATAAGGTGTAGTGCTTATAGGAACAGCTTCAGAAGCTTGTGGTGTATCTGTATAGGTTGGTTGAGTTACACCTGTAGTAGTGCCTACAGCTGGAACTTCTGGTGCTGTAATAGTTTGCTCTACTACTCCTGTAGTTTCTCCTGTTGGTGTAGTAGCTTCAGGCTGACCTAAACCTGAGATAATCTTGAAGGGGTCTTGGAAAGGTGAGACACCTGTAATTAAACCCTCCATATCCCAAAGGTCTTGATAATTAGACCAAGGGTTATATGTATTCTGTACTGAGTCAAAAGCTGGTTGGTATGTTGATAATACATCGGGAGCCATAGCTTGAGATGCAGCTTGAATCCAGCTAGCATCACGAACACCAAAGTTTCGCATCATAGTAGACATTCTATCTGCGTTTGTACCTAAGCTAGTAAGTACTGTACCGTTACCACCCATAATATATAAAGCTGGAGGTAACTCTTCAGGCTCTCCATTTGAGTCTAATATAGTATTACCAAGTTCATCTGTTCTATAACCACCTGACTGATAACTAACTGTAGTACCGCCATACATTTGTGATGTAGCAATTTGTGTAGCGGCTACAAACTTATTAGAGTCAATCTGTCCTGTAGTAGGATCAGTAGCTGCATCAGTAATAGCTTGCCAGTCACGAGTGTCTGTGTTAGAGCCTACAACACCATACAAAAGCTGAGAACTTTGATTAGTATACTTAGTCCACTCAGAACTATCCATAGTACCGTACAACTGCTCTACAGGAACACCTGCAATCATCTCAGTCATTTCACGGTTGTTAGGCTTACGTGGGTTACCTCTTTTAGCTGATGTTACATAGCTACTTAGATAATCATCATCTACCCATTTAGGAATAGTAATACCGTCTACGACACGGCCCTCTTTTTGTCCTACATACTGAGCATACTCACCTTGTACTTGTAGGCCAGAGCTTGATGTAGCTGTCTGGTTCTCACCTTGTGTGTCAGCAGTAGTACCTGAGTTTGCAGGTTGTGGAGGACGTTCATTGTCTGTCGGGTGTGAAGCACCAGGAGTATTCATAACAGGATTGCCGAAGCCATCTGTTACTACATTTCCAAAGCCATCAGTTACTGGTTTAGGATCGTTCCACGCCATATTGTTATTCCTTATTTACCCATTGTCATCCATACCGCACCTGCAATAAATGTCAGGACTCCAACGGTAGCTAATTTTACTACTGTAGACCAGATAGACTTACGAGTATCACGCCAAGCTTCCAACAAGCTACGCATCTCTGTAATGTCTTTATGTGCATCATCGTCTAGTAAGCCAATAGAACGCAGGGCTTCTTTAGCTCCACGCCTAGCTGCACGATCTAGCATATCTTCTATTTCTTCTGGAGAAAGTTTGATGTCACTCATAGTTTAACTCGTGAATGTCTTTTTGTCAAGGCTTATGCATTACCTTCGGTAATTAACAGCTTAGTTGTGCCAACTGCTCGTCCTATTTTATACGAACCACTTGTTCCCAAGGTACCATCTGCTTGGACATAATATGGTGTATTAACCGTCAGCCCTGTTTGGTTTTCATTAATTCCACCCAGTATGGTTATTTTACCAGAGGAACCATTTGATATGTTTTCTGTAGCGGCACCAATCCACGTTGAGTTATTTGTAGAAGTTGTAGCTAAAACATCAGAATTAAATCTAGAGTTACCGTCCCTATAAAGTGTTACAAACTTAGCAGTACTTGAATCATAAACTAAACAATGCCCACCTCTACTTAAAGCAATGTAATTATTTGTACTAAAGGTTGTCTCTGAGCTAAAAGAAACACTTGTTCCACTAATTGTTGCAATTTTAGCTGCGCCATTAGTATTAGAATCTTTTCTATAAGTAACAAGCAGACGGTTAGTATCAGAGTCGTAAGAGGCTTGTAAAAAATTAAGAGCCTCAGTTGCTATAATTACTTCGGTGCCAAAGCTGACTGTAGTACCACTTACCGTACCAACTCTAGCTTTTCCATAAACAGGGCTAGTCCCTGCATCCCGATAAACAACTAAAAACTTCCCTGCATTTGTATCAAACGCAGCGGAGGGAACTTCCCAACGAGAAGAACTAAAGTTGTTTAAAGAACCCCACGTTGTATTTGGAAAAGAACCTGTATTTACAGTTCCGACAGAAGCATACAAGTTGTTGTTTGCTCCGTTGTTCCACATCGCAACCACTTTGTTATTTGTAGAGTCAAACACAAGTTCTAAATCTTCTGCATTCTGGGTTGTTATCTGATCCCCATTAGCAACAGTACACACACTACCTTGTCCACAAATATCTATGCTTGTATTTGCCGTAATAGTTATAACAAAAGCAGTGGTACTAGGACCACCTGTTTCAATAGCAAACACCGTCTTATTTACATTACTATCAAAACAAGCAGCGTAACTGCTTTCATTAGAGTTGTTTTGTATATTACCTACAAAACTTTCAGTAGCAAACGAGCCGTTGTTATTATACGCAGTGTATATATAGACCTCATCATCTGTTGCCGTTCTTTTCACAAAAAATACAGCTCTGTCTTGTGAAGAATCATAAACCATAGCATTTACCATTGAAGTAGCACCAATAACCTGCACTGGTGTACTAAAGGTAATGGTATCTCCACTAATAGTTCCAATTGTTCCATACACATAAGAAGAATTGCTTTGGTCTGTGTAAGCAACCATAACGACATTATCTGTCGAGTTGTAAACTGCTGCCATTCTTGAAGGAAAGTTTGTAGTAATTAAAGTCGAGTTGTCTACTGTAGGAGTACTAGAATTAGATTGTGCCACAACCTCAACTGTACCGTCAGATCGTAACGCAACAATGTCACCTGTAGCTATTGTACCTGTAGCAGTAAACTCAGCAGTACCACCGCCAGCAGCATCAGCCCAACTAGGGGCAGCACCAGAGCCGCCAGATGTTAGAACTTGCCCAGATGTACCATATGTTGCACCGCCAATACCTAACTGACCTGATGAACCAATGCGGAAACGTTCTGAATAGGTTTCAGAGCCAACGGTTCCAGTGTGAGTATAAAACAACATACCAGTGCCACTGGCAGAAGCAATTGCTCCACCACCTGAACCATTTTTAGTTAATTGTAAAACACCATCACCACTACCTGCAACAGTTATAAATCTTGAAGTTGCACTTGAACCACTTGGGGCTGTACTCGTCCCAATCCCAACATTACCAGAACTGTCGATGCGCATGGCTTCTGACGCATTGGTAAATAAAGATATACCATCTCCTGTACCCGCATACAGATCATACCCTGCGCCACCACCTACAGTAGAACTTTCACCAATAAAGAATTTAGCTGCACTGCTTTCATCAAAACGTAGTACAGGTGTGTTTGAACTACTATCAATAATTATGTCGTCTGTAAACGTAGGGCTTGCAGTAGGAGCAGCACCTGATACTTCAGATACACTAACAGCACCATCTTCAAGTATGCCACCAGTAGATACTGAATCTGCTAAATCTCTTGCTTTACTCATATTGTGTATCCTTCAAGTATATCTTATTACTCAGGCTTCGTAGGCCAGTCAGCTTCTTCTAGGTTAGGCCAGTTAGCATGGCTTGTGATGTCACGTAGAGCCTGACGATAAGTAGTCATCTCAGCAGACATAGTTACATCTGAGAGTGCATAGAAGTCTGTTTCAGCTAGTTTAGCATCACGAGTATTACGGTTAGCTGTAGCTGTACGTTCATCTAG